TAGAACACCAGCCTTCCAAGCTGGATACGTGGGTTCGATTCCCATCACCCGCTCTGATATTGCGAAAGCGATATTGATGAGTGTTCGTAGCTCAGCTGGATAGAGCAACGGCCTTCTAAGCCGTGGGTCGGGGGTTCGAATCCCTTCGAGCACATGCGCGTTCCTGCGAGCGATGTTAGCGCTCTAAATGGTACGATAACATCTCTATGGTGGGTATAGCGCAGTTGGTTAGCGCGCCAGATTGTGGCTCTGGAGGCCCAGGGTTCGAATCCCTGTATCCACCCTGTTGCGGTAGCAACTATCATTGTTGGGCTATCGCCAAGCGGTAAGGCACAGGATTTTGATTCCTGCATTCGTTGGTTCGAATCCAACTAGCCCAGCTTGCTTAAAAATTAAATTATGGGATACTAGCTCAGTTGGTAGAGCACTTGACTTTTAATCAAGTTGTCGGGGGTTCGAATCCCCCGTGTCTCACTATATGGGAAAACTCATTGCTTTTTAGTGATGAGTTTTTTATTGTATTCGTATAACTTTCTCACTTAAATTTAGAGGTCAAGCACACAGAAAGTGAGGTTGTTATTATGAAACAAATTCAAATGAACAAATCTAAAAATTTATCTGTAAATGATGCTTATGATTTATTTATCAGAAAGTGTCGTGTCAAGAATTTATCCCAAGCATCTATTGTGTCATACGAGAATAAGATTCAGCCGTTTGTAGATTATTGTGATGGTGGTTTTATCAGTGCGGTTACAATCGACACAGTGGATGGATTTACCAATCATCTTAAAACAGAACATAATGTGAATGATGTATCTGTCGTATCTTATTTACGGTCTGTGAGAGCGTTCCTATATTATTGTATGGAATGTAATTACATGACCACATTCAAAATTCATCTTCCAAAAGCACAGAAGGACATTAAGGAAACTTACTCGAATGAACAGTTGGAGAAATTATTAGCCAAGCCAGACCTCAATAGTTGCTCTTTTACGGAGTTTAAGACATGGGTGTTTGAAAACTATATGCTTGCTACAGGAAATCGTCTCAGTACGGCTTTAAACGTCCATATCAAGGACATTGACTTTGATAATGGAATGATTATGCTGCGTAAGACAAAGAACCGTAGACAGCAGTTAATCCCACTCTCTGCGTCTTTATCTGAGATATTGAGAGAGTATCTTGATATTCGTGGTGGAAATCCTGATGATTTCTTATTCTGTAATAACTACGGAGAACAAGCCAGTAACAGAACATGGCAGACATTGGTGTACCGATACAACATTAAGCATGGTGTCAATGTCACGAGTATACATTCATTCCGACACACTTTCGCAAAGAACTGGATTCTCTCAGGTGGTGACATTGTAAGATTAAAGACCATTATGGGACACAGTAATATTGCAGTCACGAATGAATACCTTGCCATGTTTGGTCAGGACTTGCAGATGGACTTTGAGAAATTCAATCCATTAGATAACTTGAAGAACAGAAACAGAGAACAAATCAGAATGTAAAGGAGAATAATGTTTATGAAGAAATGGATCAAGGCAGATAACGGCAGAGTAACACAGGTGATTGAATTTGATGATGGCTCAAAGATTGAACTGCCATTAGATAAGAATGGTAACTTGAAGTGGTTTGATGATAGCAAACTAATCAAAAAAGCAAGTTAATTTCTAGGGTGACAACACCTCCCAATAAATCCCTACTGTTGTCCAAATATCGTGACAACGATAGGGATAAAAGTGGGGTAGTTGTGACACATATTAGTAGTAGATAAGAGTTAATAATAGACAAGTGATACCACTCGTTTTCAACGAGATGTTATTCTTTGGATTTATTATTGTTTTGTTTTGGAAAGGAGAGATACATGAATTATGCGAATGTATTTGGTCGTACACAGAAACAGTTTGATACGACCATGAACAGAGAGAAGATTACAGTTGCAGATTTCTTTAACTCCGATATTAAGTATGATGTATTCTTCCGTAGGAATCAGAGAAGTACCACACCACAGGGCAAGGTTAGATTCTTTTATGCTCAGAGTACACCTATTCATATTGGAACAATCTTTGTATTGAATGGAGAAAATTATGTTGTAACTTCTCAGGACGGAATCGAGAGTGATATATATTTTACATCTATTGCAGTCAGAAGTGATATGACCTATAAGGTTAAGACAGATAAGGGTACTGCCAGTATTCCATTTGTTGTTGTATCTGATAAATGGACTGTTGCTCATGGAACTATTACACAGTTGAATGGTGCAGTTGCCTTGTACACTGGTTATAACAGTGCAGTAGAGAATATAAAGGTGAATGACTCTTTTAGAGGATTTGGCAACTATTATAAGGTTGGGAATACCTTTAAGAATAATAATCTGTTCTATCTGTATTTGGAGCAGACGCAAGCACCGATTGACAACTATAAGATTAAATATACTGGTGTAACCTCATTTGATCTGAAGGAGAGCAACACATATCAGTTGACTTATTCCGTGACCGACAGTGGGAACATTGTAGAGAATCCACATATATCATATGAATCTTCTAATGTTGAGATTGCTACAGTAGATGAAAATGGTCTTATGACTATGCTTCAAGAAGGTTCAGTTGATATTGTTGCTTCATGCGGTGGTGCTACCTGTACAACAACTATGGCTATTTCAGACACAACACCGAAAGTCAATTATACAACGAGCATATCAACATCTACAGATACAATTAAGGTTGGTGGCTCATATAAGACACTTACTTGTCTCTTCACAGATAAAGACGGACAGGACATTACAGAGACAGTTATTGCCGATATGACAACTGCTGACTTTGTATGGACTTGCTTCATTGATGGAACTGAATATACAAATGATTCTATGGTCGTTTGGTATAAGGGTTCGTCTGCTAATAGCAAGAGAGTCAAATTGACTTCTGCTGCAATGAGTTATCTTGGACATACAATTACTGTCAAGTGTACGGTCAATGGTGTAACGGCAAGTAAAGATTTGGAGATATACGAGTAACCTATAACTTGGCGAAAAAAGATTTATCTCTTACTTGATATTTTCATAGAATATGATATAATATCTATGCAGGGAACATAAGTTTTGTAAAAAGTTTACAAAAAAGGGTTAAGTTTTTTATAACTTATGTCGATACATATTATGTAAGGGATAAATCTGATAGCCAAATACACAGAAAGCGAGGAAATAAATGATATTAGATAATGGCTTGAAGATTATGAGCATTGATGCTACCGACTTATTTAGAGTAGAAGTAGAATCAGCAAAGAACAAAAAGGGCAAAGAGATTAAGGTTGCAAAAGAAATCGTACCTTCTGGATTATCTTCCTATTACGATTACTATGATGAATCAAAAGATGAAATTCTTCATCTGAGAAATCCCCAGTTATTCAAAATGAAATTAGATAGCAGTATGGCACTGGATGAATTAGGTCGAGTGATTGCAGACAGACGAATGACAAAGACAGCATTTTTCAATGTCAGAAGAAAGTTAGCAACAGACCAAGTAGTATACTTAACATTCAAATATTCTTCATTTAGAAGCACTCTCGAAGATGATAAGGATGATAAGGGCAAGGTCAAGAAATACAGGGTAGACGGAAAGACAAAAGAAACCATCAGATATATGATATATGATAAGGAAGATTTCTCTTTCAAGATTGACAATATAGAATATGTAAGATGGTGTCGGTCTGGAAGTGCTTCAAGACAAGGTAAATGTTTCTTCATCAACAAGGAACTGGTTCACTCAATGAACCTGTTTACGGATTGCGGTATCAATCCTAAGAAGAGAAAAATCAATCTTGCATCATTTGAAGCGTACAGAGCATTGTTGTTATCACATAAAACAGCAAACCTAGATATTCGCCCGGAGAACATACTTCTTATCGAAGATGTAAAATCAGTATTCAAAGATAAGGTTATGTATGTGGGACTTAAAGATAAGAAACTCTTCACAGAAGAAAAAGAAATGACGATTGAAAACAAAATATGGGATGGACAATCACTGATTGATAGATCTCTGATGGGTGACTACCAAGACAAAGGAATGTTACTTCTTCGTCACAAATTCTTCAAATCTTGTTGCTTTAACAGCAATATTCAGCAGTGGTTCAAAGATAACCACATCACAGATGTTTCCCAGTTAAACGGAACTACAACAGCAAAGAAAATCGAGGACATCAAATTTATTACTACTCCAAGCAGTATTAAATATTGTAAGTTCGGAGATACCGAGAATTGGTTCTCTGCCTGGTTGAAACAAATTTCTAAGAAAAATATCCCATTTGGAATAGTAAAATATGAAAAGCCGACCAAATACTTTGGCGGTAAGTTAGTAAGAACACACTATCAGATTTTAAACACCTTACAGATTACAAAGAATAAAATCACAGAATTATTACAACAGACATTAGATTATATCGAACTGCTCAGGAAAGATCCACTTGCAATGTATCACTACTGCGAAGCAACCTCAGATGATGAGGACAGCGACTTAATGATGAATGTAAAAGCAGATGTAATCTACAGAATGATGAAACTGAATATGTCCTTCAAGGACACAGCACTCTATAAGATACTTGCAAAGAAAGTCATTGAGAGCATCAGAGCAGATGTTAAGTGTGGTAGGATTCTTGTTACTGGTAACTACTCAACGGTCTTAGGAAATCCAATCGAAATGCTTCAGGAGTCAATCGGAAAGTACGAGCCAGAGACAACAATAGTTGGTAAAGGAAACATCATATCAACAGCGTTCCCACAGAAACAGTTGCTTGCTTGCAGAAGCCCACATATTACAATGGGAAATATTTATCTCCCACACAACACTGAGAACCATTTGGTTACAACCTACATCAATATGACAGACAACATTATGGTAATCAATTCAGTAGGTGAGAATGTTCTACAGAGAGCAAATTCAATGGACTTCGACAGTGACCAGATGATGATTGTTGACAACGACATAATGATTGATGCAGCCGTTAAAAATTATGATAAGTTTTTAGTTCCGACAACTGATATTGAACCTGATCCGAAAGAAGATGAATACACGGCAAAGAATCTTGCAAAGTTGGATTATGAAAGCAGTGAAAATCTTATAGGTCAGATTGTTAATCTCTCACAGGTCTTGAACTCAAAGTTATGGGATGAAATGAACAGCGATAAACCAGATGAAAATACAATCAAGCAGTTATACAAAGATGTGTGTCAGTTATCAATCATGTCAGGTCTTGAAATTGATAAGGCGAAGAAAACACTTCCTGTAGATAACAAGGATGAGTTGAAAGAAATCAGAGAACGATACAAGGAAGAATGTGAAATCACTAAGAATGGTAAGATTGTAATAGTCAAGAAGATATTATATCCGAACTTCTTTAAGGAACTTGGTAAGAAAGGTAACTACGACAGCAAAAAGGTTTATGTCAAATATGCAACCACACTTGATATGATTGGTGACGAAATTGCATACAAGACAATGACAGTTGAGGGAACAGATAAGGCACTGCATAAAATCCTGAGAAAGCCAGATATTAAATCAAGAGATGTTGACAAAGATAAGATTAAAGCGGTCTTGAAACTATGCAAGCAAAGAGCCAAAGACGATAAGAAATTAGGAGTTGAGAAAACTCAGTTGGGTAAGAGTGAATATAACCGCATGAGAAAGCAGACCATTGAAAACTTCTTGGAAGATTTGGCAGAGATAAAGATGAACCAAGCAACACTCTACACATTGCTTACAAGCGAGGATGCAGAGGAATATGAGGACTATATCTTACAAGGATTGTTGGAACTGAAATCATCTACATTGAAGAAACTGGTTAAGACAGATGATACAACACCAACACTTGTAGAAGATGCAGCAGGAGACATTGAGATATACGGAATAAAGCATAAAAAATCGGAAGTGGCATAAAAACCACTTCCTTTTATTTTGCAAAAAAACTGCACGATTATTACCGAATTAAATTCCCTAAATCCTTGAAAAATAAGGCATTACGAGGTCATTACAATGGGTGTAATATGGAGAGAAAAAATTGCGTTTTGGGCATAAAAAACACACCAACAATCCTATGAATACATTGGTGTTCTTGTCATTAAATTTCTTTCCTATGGAAAAGCATAAGAAACTTTTACAAATGCTATTATAGCAGGATAGAAAGTCAATGTCAATGATTTTCTAAATTTTTTTATGCAACAAAATTTCTAGTATCTAACATAGTAATCATTTATTTATGGGACGGTGTTCTATCGTCCCTTCCTCCTCCAGTTTATAACGGTCGAAAAAACGGCACGTTAAAATATATCAAAAGTTTTTATGGGGCAGCCCCACGAACTGAGAACTCAGGGCGTACCGACTGCAACAAGAAAGGATTAAAAGATGGATATTAAAGAATTGAATTTAACAGATGAGCAGATGGCTCTTGTGTCTAAATATGTTCAGTCAGAAACAGATAAGGTGCGTACAGATTACAGTGCGAAACTTAAAACTGCCAATGATGAGATTGCAAGATTAAAGCCAGTTGAGAAATCTGATGCAGAGAAAGCATTAGAGGAAAGAATTTCTGCTCTCGAAAGTAAAGAGAAAGAACTTGCTAACAAAGAAAAGTCAATGACGCTTGCAAGCAAATTAAAGGAGAAAGAACTTCCAGAAGGATTAGCAAAGTATCTTTCAGTCGGTGAGGATATGGACAAGACCATAGAAGAGGTAGGTGCATTATTTGGTAACTACTTTCTCAACGGATCAAACAAACCATCAAATCACCAGACCAGTAAAGGAATCACAAGGGAAGATTTTAAGAAGATGGGATATGCAGAGAGGGCAAAACTTTATGCAGAGAATCCTTCACTTTATCAAGCATTGAATAAATAGGTGGTGATGACCACTTATTCAATGGGAAAGGTGGTCGAATGGACGTAAATACAATTCAAACATTGATTACTTCTGTTGGCTTTCCTATCGTGTGTGTACTTGCTTTAGGATGGTTTATCTATAAAGCATTTGAGAAGTTCACAGCACAGTCAGAGAAGCGTGAGGAAAAACTTTATACTGTTCTGGCTAATGCACAGGAAACCAATGAAAGATTATCAAAAACAAACGCTGAGTTTGTAACAGTATTGAATACATACAAATCTGACCTTGAAGAGATTAAGTCAGATGTTTCGGAAATTAAAGAAAATATGAAAGGTTAAAATGGTGAAAATTTATGAGTACAATTAACACTAATGTTATTGTGCCTGATGTATATTCTGCTCTCGTAAGAGAAAAGATTACAGGCAAATGCAAGGTAGCACAGTTCCTTGTAAACTTAGGAGAACTCCACGGCAAAGTCGGTGAGACATTAACTATGCCGAAATGGGGCTATATTGGAGATGCTAAGGATTGGGACATCAATACTCCTATGGATGTAACACAGATGAAGCAGACATCTACAACTGCTACAATCAAAGCAATCCAGGCACCAGCCGTAAAAGTTGCAGATTATGATTCTGAGGTTGAACTTGGAAATGCTATCAATGAAGCAGCAGAGCAGCAGGCAATCGCAGTGGGTAGAAAATATGATACTGATGCTATTGCAGAGGCATTAAAGTCCCCACTTAAATATAAGTTAGGTGCTAAGAACACTGTAACACAGGACGAGATGATTGCTATTCTCGGTCTTTACGGTGACGACAGAGACAGTGCGGATTTTGATGCTATCGTTATTTCATCTCTCTTTGCACCATCTTTCTACAAGATGGATATGTTCACTTCTCGTGAGAGAACAATGACAAGAGATGGAAATGGTATTGCAGTGAACGGTGTGATTGGAACATTCTTGGATATTCCAGTTGTATTATCTGATCGTCTCTATGATACAACAAACACAGAGGGATTTATCCTTGTAATGAAGAAGAACGCTATATCTTACATTCCAAAAGAGAATCCATTCGCTGAAACTGCAAGGGATGCATCTCTCAGACAGACAACCATTTACTTATCTCAGTTTTATGCTATGTCTCTTACTGATGATACAGCAATCGTTGTTGCTAAGACAGTATTACCTACAGGTAAATAAAATACACATAAAAAGAAAACCAAAAGAAAGTAAAGTTTCATTGGGAATAATTTGAATAATTATGGGGTGACTTATATGTGTATAGGTCGTCCCATTTTTTGTAGAAAGTGAGGGATAAAATGCTCAGTGGAGAACAGTTAAAATTCCTGAGATATTATAATGGTAAGACACAACAGCAAGTCGCTGATTGGTGCAATGTATCAAGAAGATATATCATTATGGTTGAACAGAATGAAGAAAGATTATCAGAGGAAACATATAATGCTTTTATCAACTGCATCTATGGCATTGGAAAGCCACTGCCAAAAGAGCCAAGACCAAATCAGACCAGTAAAAAGAAGAAGTCAGGTGATGAGTAATGGGACTGTTCAGTAGAATATTTGGCGGTAAGTCCATTAGGTCTGCTGCAACTTCCGCATCATTTCTTGGTGCTTATCGTGAAGCGGGTGGACAATCTTATTCAGGCGGTGGATGGGGATTAGACAGATTCAACAGTATTATAGATGCTCATTCATCTGTAGACGATATGATAGAAGAATGGGGACTTGCTGATGAAGGTTGTCGGTATCAATCCCTAGATGGATATTCTAACCCATACACCCAAGCATACCGTGAAGAAAGAGAACGTGCAGAAGAAGAAGTAGAGGTTCTTGCAATGTTCGGAGAAGAGATAGATGTAGAACTTCTAATTGATTGGGACACTGTAGAAGAGAACGCTTATGAGTATGCAGAAGAACTTGCACAAGCATGGTTGGACGGTTCGGAATGGATTCCAGAAGAGATTATGGACTGGGCTTGGTACGATTTATCAGACCATAATATGTAAGGGAGAACACAATGACAGGAAAAGAATTTCGCAAATGGCGAAGAAGTTTAGAAATCTCTCAACAAGTGGTAGCCGATTATGCGGAATGTAACAAGTCAACTATCTGTCGTTGGGAGAAAGAACAAATCAAAATATATCCAGACCTATATTCTAAGGTAATGGATTTCTATAAAAATCATAAATAATCTTACGCACAAATCTGTGCGAACAAATCACAAAAACAAAAGTCGGAAATGTATGAATAGGACATGGCGACTATAAAACAAAGGAAGTAACCAAAAAACGGTAGAAAGGCAAGGTGAAATAATTTGCAGAAAGAACGCAAGTATTTCATCTTCATTATGATTAACTGTCTGAGCGAATTATTTCGCCCAGATGGTGAACGTAATGAACGTGGAATATTTAAGTAAAGTACCTGAGTGGTATAAGAGTAATGAAAAATTTGATTTAGTATTGAGTGATGATATTGATTCACTCACAACAGTTGCAGTTGTACAGAGTGTACACCCAAACTGGAATGTAGAATATTTCTATGATTTCGATAATATCTATGCAAGTACAGATGCTTATTTCAAGGAAAATAAATCACGCACAAGAGTATGGTGTGATGTAGCGTTTTGTAGAAATGAAATGGCATTTGACAATCATATCAGTAGGAAAGATATAGACGACCATGTAAATCCTCGTTGTATCAATCCTAATATCTTAGCAAGCGTATCTAATTATGGCTATACAAATAAGTATGCAGGATCAACTGCTCTACTTGTTTGGTCTTTATACAATATCCCATTACCAAAAACAGAAGAAGGAAAGATGATGTTGCTTTGTATCGACAGCACGTTCAAAGGATTTTATTCAAGCACATTCAAAGAGAGAAACAGATTCTTTCTTTGTGATGTATTGGATTTACCAGAATTATATGAGGTAGAGAAGCGTCACGACATTAAAGAATTTTATCAGTTAATGGACAAGTATGGACTGTCTCAGAAGATTAGATACAACAGCGAGACAAAACAGATTGAATCAAAGTTAGATGTCGCCACAATCAGCGAGAAGTTGGGAATAGATATATCTCTTCCAACAAAACAATATGACCATTGGAGAAGTTTTGAACAGAAACAGGTCAATATGTGCGGTGTGAAATCCATAAAAGATTTAGAGAGAGGATTGGTCACACTGGCTTTTACATTTAGAAATGTAGCAAAGTATTCTGTCTTGAAAAAGACGGCTTAATTGAAAACTAAATAGAGAATATATAAGTGGGTGGCTACATTACAGTCACCCTATAACAAAAGAAAGGACACAGAAAGATGAATGAATATTTTTATGAAATGACAAAGGACTTAAACAACAGAGAGTTTGAGAAAGTATATAAATCATACAGAAAGGGGAACAAGATTCATGAAAGAGAAAGATACAGTGATAATCTTCACGGCAAAGAAAGCGAGAACTTTATTGAAGATGGGCTATACGCTTGTAGATATTAAGCCGGACAAGATGGACGTAGATCATAAGAGAAGTGTATTCGTTTTCAAGAATGAAGATGGAATTTTGGAGAATATATAAGTGGCTCAAAATTGAATCAAATTTATCTTTATCACTTAAAGGAATAATCGTCTGCCCTGTCGGGCATCCGTTCCTTGAAGTAAGAAAGAGAAGTTTGCAATTTTTCACTTGGAAGATACATATTCATTAACTGTCCACTTGCGTGTCCAGTTTTATCACATCTCAACTTACATTTTGAAACACATTTCTTAATGGGAACCAAGTGAAGAAAACAACACAGGCGTATGCCACTCGTACCTACAACTTTCCAAAATCGTCCACTCAGAACACACATATTAGAGAGAGTAATAGATATGTACTTTCTGACTGGTCGAAAATGGAAAATCAAAATGTGACAAAAGTGAGGGCGTAAGCACTCACTAATCAATATGTCAAACAAAACACAAAAAGGAGAATTAAAGAATGAAGACAGTAAAAATTATCAATCCAGTACAAGCAGGTTTTTATTTTGAGAATGGATTAAAGCCATTAGATATTTATTTCAGTAGAGGTAAATGGGTTTGGGAGTTTGATAAAGACGAAAGCAATCCATTATTTACTCGTTGGCTGAACAACGAAAACAAAATGAAATATTAACTCGAAGGAGATTATTAAATGAAGGAAATTATATTAAATACAGAATACACATATAAACAGTTGTGTGAATTATTAGGATGGAAAAATTATTCAGGTGGTAATGGAAAGAAAGCACAAATCAAAGAGATAGAATCTTCATTTGAATTTTATCATCCTATGAATAAGAAAACTCACAAGGAGAAGAAGTCATATATCTTTACAAAGCAGTTGAAAGATTTGGTCGAGCCATCAGTTCAGAATAATGGTGGTAGTAATAATAATAAGAATATTACACCTATGATGGATTATCTTCTTCGTATAGCAAGCGAAAAAGAATTTAATGTTGGTACTGACATGACATTAACTCATTGGTTCTGTGGCAGTGCAGGTCTTGATTTAATGGACAAGGATATATATGTTGAACAGTTTGGCTCAGATGAAGAGTTAGCACCATTTTGTGCTGAGTATCATATCTCCAAGCCGAGATTATTTCGTGAGTACATGGGGATTATTAGAAAGAATACAAAGGATATATTCTTAAAATCATTAGAGGTCATGGCTAAGAAAAATTTAGTCGAGTACATGGATGGTTATGAGTTCTATTACAAGATGAATAAGCGTGGCTGTATGGGATATATATTCACAGATGAGTTGAATGATACAGTACATGGTCTTGAAGAGAAGAATTGTAATGAACTCAATGATGCTTACAATCTCAGTCGGAAAATGGCAGGTAGGCAACTACTTATGTGTGTTTATAGAAAGCCAGAGATTAAGGAACAGTTTGATGATTTTATGAATAATGATTTGAATGTTGTTCCTGTGTGGGATATTCTCAACGTGCGTATTGATGAAGAATATAAATATAGTTGTCATGTAGATGATGAACATAGTATTCAATCATATTATCGTGCAATCGAAATTGATATGATAGAAGATACAATCAATCAGGACTGTGATAAAGATGGTCTTGCAACAGCCGTTACAAATGTTATTCGAAGAGTGAGTCGCCGGGAATTACTCAATAAGAAGTGGAAAGATAAATATGGAAATGTTCATACGACTTATGATTCTTGGGAAGATGCTACTGATATAGTGGCTATTGAGAAATTATTATTCACACATTTTGACGAGGACTTTGATGATGGAACATCACTTGATTTAGCGGTACTTGATAATGAATTAAAGGATTTTTTATTGGATGACGTTTCCCAAAATGGAAACACTGATGGATTAACGGAAGAAGAAAACAGATTATTTGATAGGGTGTCTATTGCATAGGCATCCTTTTTCATTGCACTCCAATTGGAGTGTATTGGAATAGTTTTAGAAAGTGAGGAACATAAAATGAGAAAGAAAGATTTAATTGCAGAGAACAAGAAGTTAAAAGATGAGGTTGAAGATTTAAAGCGTCAGTTGACATATGCAAAGACACAAATAGATATAAAAGATATTTGCTTGATGCTTAATAAGGAAAGAGAGGTATATCATGACTAAGGAAAAGACAATTATGCAAGCATTAACAGAGGTTGTTCCTAATTATCTTGCGTCATATCTTTGTTGGTATTACTCTGATCCGAATAAAAGAATCAGTTGGGAAGAACTCTGTAAATCTGATGCTAACTTTAGAAGTAAAAGCGGTGGGAATAAAACAGAAGATTTTGCAGAACAGAACTGGCTCATTCGTGATGATGTTCAGAAAGCAATGATTATCTATTTGCAGTATATGAAGCGTTATAACTTTATGAAGCGTTATCAGGAGATGAATAAGAAAGCATTATCTGGTGACGTGAACAGTGCCAAGTATGTTGATGAGATGGATAAGATTCTGGACAAGATGAGTGTAGACAAGAATACAGAGAGTGAGATTGACAGATTGCTAGAGGGGGTGACAATCAATGGAAATTAGTTTAGCCAATGCCAAGAAGTTAAACTGGCTGTGGCAGGATGAACATGAGATTGAATGGATTGAAACCTTTGTCAAAATTATTGATAAATCTGGTAAAACAGTTCCGTTCAAATTAACACCTGAGCAGAAAGCATTTATTAACGGACTGGCTCATAAGAATGTGATTTCAAAAAGCAGACAATTGGGTTTGAGTGTGTGTTGTGCTGGCATTTCCATCAGAAGATGTGTGTGTCATCCCAATACAACCTGTGTACTTATATCGCACTCTCAGGAGAGTACCAATAAAGTATTTGGTAAGTTGAAGCAAATGTTCTACTCTCTTCCTGATTGTATAAGACCAGAACTGTTGACCAATAACAGACAGGAATTATCTTTTGTGAATGGTAGCAGAATATCATGTCAGACAGCAGGAAACAAAGATTTGTGCCGTGGCGACACGATTAACGGAGTTTTGCATATGTCTGAGTATGCCTTGTGGAAGAATCAGGAAGGACAGATGCAGTCACTTATGCAAGCAGTAACCGAATCTGCGACCTGCATAATTGAAAGTACGACAAAGGGCTTCAACTCCTTCACAAGTACATATATGCAAGCAAGGAATGGTGAGAATGATTTCAAGCCATTCTTTTTTAATTGGATAAATGGACGCACATTATTTGAACCTCAGTACAAGTTGGCGGTCAAGTCGTGGAAAGCGAGACATAATGGCAAGATGCTCACGGAAGATGAGTATGATGAGGAAGAAAAATCTCTTGCCAAGTTGGGTATGACACCTGAACAGGCAGTATGGAGAAGAGGAAAAATATCTGAATCATCATTAGATGCTTTCCATGAAGAATTTCCAAGCACATTTGAAGAGAGTTGTATTGTAAGCGGTTCATCTGTATTTGATAACAATAAGGTTATCAGATTACAGCAAGCAATAGTGCAGCAGAACATCAAGCCATTATCACTAGATAAGATAGTTGGGATTCCCCAAGTGTTACGACCTCATGTATCTAATCGTAATCTGAAGGTATGGCAGATTCCCAAAAAGGGAATACGCTATGTTCTCGGTTGTGATGTTGCTGAAGGTCTTGGCGGTAAGAGAGATAGTTCTACCATTTATGTATCGGATAAGGATGGTGTACAGGTTGCTCAGTTCAAGTCCAATAAGGTAAAGCCATACGAATTTGCGGATATAATTGATGCAATGGGTAGATGGTACAATAAAGGATTGCTCGTTGTGGAGAAAGCATCAGGCGGTCACAGTTGTATTGAGAGATTAAGATACGACAAGAAATATATGAATATGTACAAATATAAGTGCTATGACGAGTTCAAGAGAACCATTTGGAAGGTTGGATTTGATACCAACAACAAGACCAAGAGTATTGCGGTCAATGATATGCGTGAGTGGTTCGATAAGGGACTGATTGACATACAGAGCAATGATTTACTGGAAGAGATGAAAACATTCGTTGCAGAGGATAACGGAGCATTTAATGCCGTTGTGGGTTCACATGACGACCTTGTGAGTGCTTGTTGGTTATGTATTGCAGGAATGAAATCTGCTTTCTGGTATCCGTTTTAGAAAGGAGAGACAATGGACAGATTAGATTATTATATTGAGAAACAATATGGCAATGATCCTAAGTGGTTTGAAGAGGAAATCATTCAGGGCAGCCATGCACAGAGGATAAGTAATGTTATTGCCAATAGAGATTATTTAAGTGGCAGACATAAGGTTTTACTGCGTCAGGACAGCCAATATAAGGGCAAGACATTAGTTGTTAATAAAACAGTGATTAACTATGCTAAGACCGTTATTAAGTTCCATAATACGTTTTTATTAGGACATCCGACTGCTTTATCCTGCAATGATGAACATACACTGAATACATTTAATGACATCTATAAGTTAGGACAGTATGCTACTGTTGATTATGAGATTATAGACCGTGTAAATAAGTTTGGTGACGCATATGAAGCAATCTATGTGGACAATGGAACGATTAAGAGTAAGGTGCTTGATAATGCTTGTAGTTATCCTGTATATGACGATATGGGTGAGTATATTGCCTTTATAGAGCATTGGACAGACGCATATACGGCTATTTCATTCTGGAATGTATATTATCCTACCTATGTTGAACATTGGGACAATGAGGGTGGAGAAATGCGTTTAACATCAACAGATAACAGTGTTGGTCTGCCTATCCATTATCATAATTTCAATGATGAGGATTATAACTTCGGTGTGGCTTTACTGAATGATATTAAGCCGATTATGGACGCATTAGAAGATGTTATGGCTAAGATGAGTGACAGTATCTATGTGAATGTAATGAATCCTATGCCTGTGGCTATTGGACAGCGTATAGAGAGTTCTATTCCTGCTGATGCAGTTGGTTATGTAATGAACCTTGATGTGGGAGATTTCAAGTATGCTAATTGCTCATTGGATTATAACTCAATCAAGTTGTATCTGGATAATATGAAGCAGTTCCTTAATGATGTGGCTTGTATGCCATCTGTATTAGGTTCTAGCACTAATATTGCGAATATCTCAGAAGTTAGTATGCAAATCTTACTGATGATGGCAAGTGTGTATGCTGATGAGAATAAGAAATGGCTCAATATTGGATTCCAGAAACGATTTGAGATGTTCAAAAAGATACTTGGTATGCAAGGAATTAAGGTGGATAGTGATGTAGAAGTCATTTACAATGTGGCTATGCCTGTTGCATCTACTGAAATGATTGCTAATCTGAAAGCACTTCAAGAGATGGGAGCAATTAGTAAGGAAACAATTATGGAAAAGACCGAATATGTCAGTGATGTAGAGGTTGAAAAGAAGCGTTTGAGTGGTGAAAATGTAACTTCTTCTCCAAATGGAGAACATGTTAAAACCACTGATAATGTGGATAACTCTGTGGATAAGTAGTGGATAACTTTAGTTGAGTGAAGTGAAATTAGCGTCTATATGTGGTATTTCAACATAAATATGCACACTATATATAGACGCATTTTGCTTTACAGACCACTAGGTTTAGTGGCTAAACGCATCAAAACTGGACAAATTGACAAATCCAACAATAAATTCGGTCTGATTTGCGATATGACACTGTACTGTGCTAAAGTAATCTGAATTGTAGATACATCAGACACAATTCTATATCCATCAGGCAGAAAACAATGGATAATAGTGTAGTATTGTACACTGTTCCAAACTGGTGCTACGGTATTTCCACATTTTTCCGTGGGATTAGGGGGTATCAGATGGGGATATAATCAGAAGAAATCTCGATTTCCTTGGCTTACATTCACTTGACTATCAATCAAGTGAGCGTTTTAGGGGTGATTTGAGCCGATTTTGGGGTTAAATGTGACCAGATACAGGGTGATAGAGTGGAAAAATCCGCAGTGAGAATCCATTGTGCAATATGTACAAAGGGGTGAATGATTGTTCGTTGTGCAATACGGAGAAAATACAGTGTCATTTTTGTGCAAAGTGACGGAACGATTCAGAGCAAATTTATTTAAAGATTTGTGAATTTCTGAGAAAACTTCAAAACAATTCGGCTTATTGTCAGACAATTCAAATGTTAAATTTTTGTGAATTTTTTGCGTTACCCCTTGACTTTAAAAAATTTTTTCCTTAATCAGAAAAATCCCCACAGAGCAAAATTTGGTCATCCGAAACTTTCGGTTCACCTTATGCAAGGTTCATTTGAACCTCACCATTTGCAATTTCTTCCAAAGATAGCACATGTCCAACTTGGGCTTGTGCTTTTGTGCCAAAGTAAAAATTTTTTCTTTTGCTAACTCACCCTTCCAATCGGACTAATCATGGTTGCGTCCAAATGGACACACCCATTGTTGTACCATCTTGTCACAACTAATAATTCAAATCCGAAAGTTTCGGACTTGCATCAAATTTGGGGGAAGTCCAAAAATAAAATAAGATGTCCAACATTAGGACACCCTACTTTCTCAACTTATCTACTAACTGTGAAACCAGTTCCACGGATTCATCATCAAGACCAGTAACATCTACATTCCTCTTATCAGTAATTCCCAAGAGATAATCTGTAGATACATGGAATATACGAGCCAATTTTATCAACGCTTCATATGAAGGATAACGACTGCCTGATTCATAGGAAGATACAGCACTTATGGCTAATCCTATTCTATCTGCTACTTGCTTTTGAGTTAATTTCTTCTCAATTCTGAGAGAGCGTAATTTTTCTCCCATATTCACCAACTGTATCACCTACTTTCACTGATAGTGTATCAATTAGCATTTCCATATTGGTGAAATGAATTTCTATATCACAGAAATTTTTATTGAAAATGCCTACAGTTAATGGTACAATTTATATAACATCTAGGAAATTAGTGCAGTGATTTGAAAGGGGGCTATTTTTATGAGAAAGAAATTTATCAAAGGAATTGTTCTTACATTAACTTGTGTAGGAATGATGGGCTTATTTACGGCATGTTCCAGTGATGATGAGTATAGAGATACTTTGAATAGTGGTCTTGATAAATACTATAATAATGAAGACATGACAAAACAAGAACATGATGCTGTTGAAAATTTCAATAATTGGAAAGATAAACAAGGCGAAAAAAAATACAGCGATTGGGACTGATTAGTAATAAGGAGATGTAAAAGTATGAAAATTACACATAATGATGCAGTTATTTTGGAAGGAATTGTTTGTAATTTATATAATGGAGCACATCAAGGGTCAATGGGTGGTATTATAGAAGCAGGTCATTTTGAAAGAAACCCATTTCATGCTGCTCTTATCTGCATTTCCAAATTATATTCTGGAATGTTTGATGATAAAATAGATCAATTTGTATGTACATGGGAAACTGTATTTAATTATCCTGATGAAAATCAAGAATATACAATAGAACAGTATATTAAGGAACTTAGAGAATTGATTTCAATATTAAAATAAGAAAATAATGGATTACCAAAACGAAGAGGTCTACCTTAAAACGAGGTAGTCCTTTTTTATTGCATATAATAAGGAAAGGAGACACACATGAAAGTATTAGATAGATTAAAAATGGAGTTATCCAATCAACAGTATTTCTCAGATGAGCAGTACATTCAGTTTCTCACGGAGAACGCATTAACTCCGACAGATGAATATGATAAATCAACAATGCAGAAGTCATTACTGTTTACTGTTGTTGATGTACTTGAAGCCGTTACAAACGACATAGACCTTATGACAGGTATCAGTACAGAGTTCTCAAACATTGGACAAGCGTATGAGTTCTTAGAAGCAAGAATACAACAGGTGAAAGATAAGATTGCAGCCATTCCAGATGAGAATGAGGATTATAATTGTTTCTCATTGATGTATACGAGAGATAGAATTTAGCAGTTGACACAGATGGATTTTTAGTGTATTCTATGAGTAAGTCACAGATAGTTATACGAATTATCAATAAAAAAGTTATATGAGTTTCTTGATTACAAGGGAGTTGCCTACAGTTGGTAGAGCACTTGACTTTTAATCAAGTTGTCGGGGGTTCGAATCCCCCGTGTCTCACTAAGAACTTTTTATTATATGTTTTAATATAAATAAAAAGTAAGGACTTCCAGGAATGGAAGTCCTTTTTCGTTGTATCTCATTTTTTCTGCAGCAACCGGAACCAGGAAAAGAAATTGTAATACACTTCAAAATGTATCTCACAAATCAAAGCCGGTTTTCCTGATCAGCGCCGCAGCCATTTAATATTGAGATACATTACACATGAATCAAAGAAGCGCGAAGAGAACAATTGACCTTATAAAAAAGATTTGCTTCAAATTCTGACTTTGACCAGAAGTAGCAAAAACCATCCACAGGATCAACGACTACATATTCATCCAACGTTATAGTAAATTCTTTTATATCCATAATTCCTCCTTAATACCCAGCCTGAAAAAATACTGAATCTAATCTGTATATATCGCTGTGCAACATCTTAGCTTGTTGGGCGAGATGTAAATACATTTTAGTTGTTGCATAATCACTATGTCCCAACATCATGCGCAAAAATTCCAAATTGCCACCGCCAATAATAAAAGACGTTGCAAATGTGTGTCGGAGCAGGTGCGGATGCAGCCGATCTATACTGGCTCTCTTTTTTAATCTGGCAAAAACCATTTTCACAGACGTTTCTGTTATCGGTTCAGCTGTTCCAACCTGAGCAAACACCGGAAAATCATCTTCCGGTGTGTAAGCCCGATATTTGATCAAATAATGGTAAAGCATCCGTTTCAACTTCGGACACAGGAACACTGTCCGGAATTTATCCCCTTTACCTTTAATCGTCAGGTAATTGAGTTTGAAATTGATTCCCTTAAATGTCAGAGACACCACATCACCGAGACGGAAACCAGCATCCAGCATTAAATGGATAATGCAAAGGTTACGAAGTCCGGATTCTGTTTTATCATTATAACAACCGTCAATTTCATCAACTTCCCATTGCGTAAGAGGTAGCACCGGAGCATTGTCTTTTTTCAGAAATTTTACTTTCCGGAGTACATCAGCAGAACAATACCCTTCATCAATGCAATAGTTTAAAAACACCTTTGCTGCTCTGAAATAAGTATTGATAGAAGTATTTTTACATCCTGTCCCCCGGAGCTGGGAAAGATATGCAAGCACCAACTCCCGAGAAATTACATCACACTCGATCAGATCGGATGCTGATCCAATCCGATCTGACAGAAAATCAACAAATTTCTGCACATTAAACCGATAATATACAATAGACTGTTCAGAGCAGTAGGACTCATGATCGACCAAAAACAAATTAAAAGCCATTTGAACATTCATAAAAACCCTCCTTATCTGGAGATAAAACACAACCTTGCAACATTCACCTTTACATTTCGGTTTTTCCATGTTATAACAAGATTAGGAGAAAATTATATCTCCGGTATCTTTATCAATAAACATCAAATTGCTGGAACGCTTAACCGCGTTTTCCATCGTATCCGCTAATTCATCGGAATTGAATTGGCGGATTTTTTTCTCTTTAAAACGAATTGCATCTTGCACATCATTATCATTCATCATACAGAGAGCTTCAAAGCAATCTCGCAAAGGTGATTCTTCATTGATTCCGCGTGTGTAAATTCCGTATGTAATAGCAGCCTTTACAGCCCGAGCTTTTACAACTTCACTATTCATTTTTCTGGTATATGTCCGCACAAGCGCTTGATCTTCCGGCGGCACAAACGAATCTGTAATTTTACAATTACGAAGAGCTTTCCAAAATGCGCAATAATCGCGGCGCGATTTTACTTTATTATTTTTTCCGGGTTCATATAATTCTACCAGACGAAAAACTTTACTGGTCAAATAATCACAGATCAATTTCCGGTTATCTAAAAAATCATAAATCCTGCGACTGGTCAAGTCGTTCGAATAATCAAAAAAAGGAATCAGCTCATATGTTTTTGTATGCCTGCGCATCGTCTGAAACTCAACATTCATAATCAAATTCACAGGCGGAGTAAGAAGATCAGCAAGTTTGTGCAAATCGTCTGTAGATATATCCTCTTCATTTGCCAAAATCCGGCGGCATTTCTCAACATAGTGTTTCTGTCTACCAAATTTCGCGTAATACTGCAAGCGACCATAATCTAAAGCTTTCCAACTATGTTTTAAGAAAGCATATTCATAGCAGTACAGATCATAACGATTAATCAAACCATTAAACAACCACACTTTAAAAAACCAAGGCTTGTAACCTTTTTCAACCACTTCCTTAGATTTCAAGTAGATTCTAATAAAAACCTTTTGAGAACGTTTTCCAAGTGCTAAGTAGTCTATTTCATAATCCTCAGACCCCTTTTTACTGGTGTGCAGGAGAGCATCACGAAAACGATCAACCCGCATCTTGTAGAAGTTTTCCGGAGTAAAGAACTTTTCCGGATTTTTTAAGTAATTGGAATGCCAACAATAATCAATTCGATTCTCCTGAGTGAATTGGATATCCAATCCAAAATAATCCGCTATAGCCTGTACATATTCAAAAGAGCGTTCATAAGCAAGTTTTACACCATACATCCAAAGCATATATGACCGGATCTGAACAACACATTCACAGGTTACGGACTCACCGTTATCCTGTGACCGCGGAACTTTTGGAGCTAAAAAGATATCAAACAGCTCAGGACACTCAAGCATCACATTGTAAAATCCAGCGTACCGAAAAGGTTTATAATTTAGTGTACCGGGTAAACCATCGAAGTAAAATGACACACCTGACGAGTAATCATTTAAACGTTCCCATTCCATACCCAGTAATTCAAACCGCTTGCGAAAGTGCTTTACCTTAAGATCTTTCGATCCTGCGGTAAAATCTTGTTTAAATTTGACGGAGTAATAAAATGTATCAATGTTATGCAGAAACTTTTTCTTCTTAAAATCAAACCAGTACGCGTTTTCAACTTCGTCAAACTCTTGAAAAACAAAAGTATCTTTCAAAAAACGAGTATCAAGCAAAATATCCCTCCTAACGTAAAAATATTTTTTCCCCAAAAAGCCATTTGGGGAAATGAAAAAATCAGTCTCAAATCCAGTACCGCAACGGGTTCTAGGATTTTCGATGAGTGTTTTTCAGACCACGTATTACAGCCCCGTGGTCACACCCCGGGCAAGCCGCGCCGCGGGTCCCCCTCGATCCCCCGCGTCACAGCTTACCCGGGGCGTGCCGGTCCTCATATGTATCTCAAAAAATTTTCCTGGTGCCGGAAACTGCCGGAAAAATGAGATACACAAAATAAATCAAGACAACTGTTTCTGATCCGGCGCGGAGAAAAGAGCATAAGTGTCATAGATTCCGCTATAACGCTTTTTGAACATGAAAAACTCTGACCCAACTTTCTGTTTCATGGGATACCAGACCTTAACAGCAACAAAGAGCTTCCCACCAAAGAGCAGGGAAAAGATCTTCCCAGCAATTCCGAAGTTAGAAACCTTCCTGTGAATCCATTCATACTCGATCAGGGAGCGGATCTGACGGTCAAGCATCCGGTCAAACTGCGCGACAAGGATAACTTCATAACCCAATTTCCGGTGCTGGGTGAAAAATGCACACCAAGCAGCGCGGTTTTTCTGTCCCCAATCCCGGGCATTAAACATAATCTGGCATTCATCTATAACCAGCAGGATTTCTCCTTCTTTCACCCTGCGCCCGACATACTCGGAATAGTTTTTTGAAAAGTTAATAAGCCGATCAACCGTCAAATCGGAGTTATCTATGTACAGATAATGACCTTTCGGGTTCTGAATACAGCTAAAATCCGTTTGAAAATTTCCAATAATCGGAGCATTTTTATATTTCATCCAATTTAAAAGGCGGGACGCAAGGTGCAGGGACTTGCCAGCACCCGGAGTCCCAGAATATAAAGAAATCATGTTTTCCCCTTTCTGTATCTCAAATCTTTCTGCAGCAATAAAGCCAGGAAAAGAAATTGAGATACAATCTATTTAAGTGAATGGAATCCACTCACCAAGAATCTTCACACCGGAAATAGCAAACTGCGACACTACCCAAGGAACCACAGCAAGAAGCCATGCGCTGCCAATTGTCACAAAAGCGTCAACAGGCACGAAATAATTAATAGCTGCCAGATAGTCATTGACTTCCTCCGCCTGAATGAAAGCAAGGAAAGGACTCTCCGGAAGGATGCCGCAAAGAAAACCAACTAGAACGATCACAACAACACCTACTACAGATATGAAAAAAGGTCTAAGCATAGATACAGACATAAAAACACCCCCTAACCACCCATGCGTTGAACAAATGTTGTAAATTTAACAGTTAAGAAAAATAAGCCGATGATAAAAAAAATAGTCATTCCCCAACGAAATATTTTAATATACTTCCAGTAATCGGACATATCGACTCTAACGACCCAGGTATAATTGACAGCTTTAAAAGTATACTTAAACTCAAACACAGGAGCTTTTTTATCCGCTTGCATGGACTTAATCAGCTCCATCATGTCCCAAGGAATGCAGAACGGAAAGAGACGCTTCCAATTTCCGGCTTTACCTGCAGTAGATGGAATATCCGGTTCAATCAGCTCTCCGGTGTCCGGGTCAATCAGCTTACCAGTATCGGGATCAATATCATATCCGGTATCTGGATCAATATAATGCCCGGTGTCAGGGTTAATCATTGGATTTTTAGATGGATCAGGATCTTTCCCCGGAACATCAGATTCGGTACCTTTTTCAGTGTCTTTCTCCGTATCTTTCTCCGTAGAATCCGGCTTTTTAAATGGAATAATAGGAATTGCAACAGGTAATTTGTCTTTTTCGTTATCTTTTTTCTTTTTTTCCTTATCGTCCTTGTTATCATTGTCAAAGTTATAACGGGAATTCCACGCTTCTTCCTCTGCGTCTGTTGTCACTCTGTCGTTAAGTATGTCTTTCAATATATCCCAGTTGGTTTTATAGCCAACACCGGGAACATAGACGGTATTATCATCAACTTTTTTTACTTTTGCATAATCATTTATAGATGTACCGTCAGACGCAACATAATTTCCCTCTTTAACAATCCACACAGGTTCTGTTGCACGAATTGAAGCCCCCACACCAACTTGTTTGGAGGATGGAGAAGAATAAATACGTGAAACGTCAATTTCTCTACGACTATTACCCTTATAACCGTAACATTTAAAAACCGGATAAGAATATGATGTATCTTGCACATATTGCAAACTATAAGCAGGATCCGATACAAACAAAAAATACCCATTTACATCTTTGACAACATTTAATTTATATCCCTGTCCTAAATAATAGTTAAAGTTATTCAAGGCAGTAGATACGCTTGACAAGATACAATAATCAGAAGCCGCATGCAAAAAAGACAATAAACTATTTTGAGTCAGACTAGAAAAGGAAGAATCTGTTTCAAACGTTGGCAAAACCTTAGCCAACAGTTCCGACAGCTTTTCCGACATTTTTGCTCCGGCACTCGTAACCGTGTTAGGAAGATTCTTCAACTCATCAAAAACAGTTTTATTGACTACCTCAACCGGAAGCGCGGCCACTTTCGCTTTTTGCTCCACCCATGTACAGAAATTATCCCATACCTGTTTACCAGATACACGGTCAGACTTTGTATAATAATCATCTTTCAAACCAAAATCCATTCCAGTTTCCGCAAAGAGTCCGCTCATAAGATCAAAATATGTATAGTAAAAATATTCCTCAAGCCCGGTAGCGTAAGCGTTCTGGTAGCTGGTAAAAATAACAGATATCATAATACCAACCGCAACCAGTACAGGAAGGCTATGCATGCGACAGAACTTCCGGACACGCTGGAAGCGGTTTATGAACTTACGAAAATCAATTTTTTCACTTTTTCTGAATCTAGTCATGGATGTTTCCTTTCTTTGTATCTCAAGTCTTTCTGCAGATCATCCGGATCAGCGCCGCAGCCATTCAACATTGAGATACAAAAAAGGGCAAGGGCTCGAACCCTTACCCTCTCATGAGTGATACTATTTTAATTTGCAAACCAAAAAACACCGAGACCGAAAGGCTAAGCCTGAGCGGTCAGCTTCTTAAAGACCTTAATACCGATCGTAACAGCAAGAACTGTTCCGATGATAACCAGCGCATAAGGAACGGCTGCGGTTACCATATCAGTCGCACCGGTCTGAACCTGTTTAAAGGCTGACGCCATGCTAGTCTGGATACCAGAAAGATCCATTGTTGGTGCTGTTGCCAATATTGTTGTCATAAGACACTCCTTTCTGATGGTCTATGCCATCTTAAAAAATTTAGTAAACGCGAAAATCGCGTAGCCAATCGCCCATGCGATAAAGCCCAATGTAAAACCAAGTGCTATTCCAACCAAGAGAGAACCTACATAACTGCCAAAAAGATAATCTGAAAAAATCATACACACCTCTCAATCCCACTTCCGGGAAAGAATCGAAAAAAACAAAAGTCCTGCGATTATCCCGAGAGCAAATAACACTACAAAACTATATGTCATATCCTGCGACTGTTCCGGCTGGGTATCGTCTACCACCTGTGTAGATTCTTCTACTTCCGGAGTATCTTCCGGGGCATCATCCGGAAAATGATCTTCCGGAAGTGCTGCTTCAGTCGAATCAACAGTTGCAAGGATATATTCAAACCCGTTATGACGGGCTATAACTAACATTACTTACCACCTTTCGGGTTTCCTGCATCCGGGGAATCCTTCATGGATATAAGAGCCGGGGCGACAAAATCAACGTCCGTCAGTTTAAGCACCGGCTTTCCGTCAGATCCAACCGTCATTTCAAAAGTTCCGTCATAGATCCCTGGCACGTAAGACACCTTATGCACCTTGTCGGCTTTCAAGAAAGACTTACCGCGTCTGGTACCAGATATACCGTCAGCAGATACCACAGGCTCGACCTGTTCGCCGTGTTCACCATAGAAAAGAAACTCCATGGAAACACCTTCCACTGCGTCATGACCTTCACGCGCCTTAATATCAACAAGTCCACTGTAAAATAAGAAAATTCTAAATTTATTCATCGTTCATTCTCCTTTATGTCTTTTTCTACTTCCTCAATTTTCTGCAACGAAAGCCCCGCATCCTTGAGATGTCCTCTCAATTCCTGCAAAGACTTTTGAGCAGCTTCAAACGAGTTTAAGAAGTAATCAAAATTTGTTAGTTGTGAAAATACTAAATTCTGTTTACGTTGCTGTCTTCGAATCTTTTCGTCAAGTCGCGCAAGTTCTTTCTTCCGGTCTGATTCTCCGCGTTTCGCCTCGAGGATGATATTTTCAAATTTTTCGTTAAATCCGTTTCCCGGCGCGCTGTCGATATAATCAAAAACCTCTTGTGTCAAGCGGACTGACTTTGCAATATTCTTTTTTGTCAATGTTCCTCCTTTTCGCTAGTGCCATAGCATTCAAACCCCATGACCCCCTGATCGGCCGCGTCGCGTCTGATCTGCTCGAGAATGGCAGCTTGATGATCGTCAACGTTGATCCGGAGCTTTCCGTTACTGTTGAGGTACCAAGCCGCCTGCAATATGTCGGACAGGCGGCGGCTCTCGTAGCCCGGCGCCCAGAGCGCGCGCAGGCTATGACCGCGACCAATAACCTTATCTATCGCTACCAATCTATACCGATTGGGGAAAACTTTCTCGTAGCTCCACACGCTGTCCATAACCACCACACTCCCTTCCAATCGCTGTGCATAAGTGCAAAAGCCGCAATTCCGCCTATGCATATCCTGTTGAAATGCTGTGCACAGTCCGGGATAACGCCCCAGCGGATTCCCCGGGCGGAAAATCCGCTGTGTGCTGTGCGCGTTACCCCGGACTGCACACAAGCATTACAACAAGGATACGCACAAGGCTGCATGGGACTGCGGCTTTTACACTTACACACAAGCGACGACGGAGTATGCGGATATGTACCTTTGTTGTCCCCCCTCGTCAAACAATCGGTATAGATTTGTTTGGAAAAGACGCGGCTAAGGGTCTACAAAGGAGACGCGCGCGCTCTGGGCGCCGGGCTACGAGAGCCGCCGCTTTTGAAAAAATCATCCCAAGCAGGGGATTGGCAAGGAAACACACTGTCGTAAATGTCCGGAACAAAGAAACACCGTCCATCCACACAGGACGGGCAAAGTTTACATTTTGCAGACATCGCCGGAGAATCTTCCGGAGCAACAACTGGATCAGCTGCAGGGGAATCTTCCGGAGCGACAACTGAATCAGCTGCAGGGGAATCTTCCGGAGCAACAACTGGATCAACTGCAGGGGAATCTTCCGGAGCGACAACTGGATCAGCTGCAGGGGAATCTTCCGGAACGACAACTGGAGCAGTCAAAGTTTCTTCGGATGCAGCCAATGCAATTAAATCATCTAAAGTTTCAGCCAGCGGTTCATCTGAAAAAACCAGCTGATCCGCATAACGCGAAAGCATAAAAGCCAACTTATCAGCAACATCAAACTGATGCTTTTTGGCGTCCTCAAATTTAGCGTTTAAAACGTCAAAATTATCTAAATCATTAGGAGCGCAAGCACAAAAATCATTTAATGCTTTTTTAGCCTCAGCAACACGAAACTCATATTCCTGTAATAACTGTAAAACTGCTTTCCTTATAATCTGACCTGTTTTCATGTTCAGCACCTCCATGAAAAAACCTAATGTAAAAATTTTTTAGTTATGATATACTAAAGGTAAAAATAAAATGTATCTCAAAATGTCTACCTCATAATTACATTATAGACATTTCGAGATACACTGTCAAGAAAAAAGACAAAAAAGTCTAACTTTTTTTAGAAAGGGAACAAATGTTTTATGAAAATTTAGAAAAGATTCTAAAACAAAAGAATCTAACGCTAAACAAATTAGCAAAAGGCACAGGGCTTGCCCAATCTCCAACAAGCCGTTGGAAAAATGGAACTATACCAAATGGCGAAACAATAATAAAAATATGCAAATACTTAGAGATATCCAGTGACTACCTGTTAGATCTTAATCCAGAAGCACCGCCAACCCTAACCGATCAGGAACAAGAACTTCTGGAACACTTCCGACAATGCAGCCCAGGAGAGCAGGACAGCATTTTACTACTGGCAAATGCCGGAGCGGCAAAAGCCGAAC